AGAAAACACATGGACGAAATACGGTCTGCCCGTTGGGACAGCCTTTCTTTGGCTGATGTATGGTTAACCCTCTTTCCTCTAGAAAGAGATAAGCAGTTAAGGAAGCTCAGTTACTTCAGTGATAAGGAAGGTAAGACTCGAGTTATCGCTATTCTCGATTACTGGTCGCAGACAGCACTAAAACCTGTGCATGATGCTATTACTAGCATCCTACGCGGGATAAGAACTGATTGCACCTTTAACCAGAATAGATTTCTCGAGATACTACCACAGGGTGATAATATTACCTACCACTCTCTTGACCTTTCGAACGCCACTGATAGAATGCCATTAGCCTTCCAAAAGAAGGTTCTTGGCTCTATCATTGGCTACAAAAGGTCGGAGGCATGGGGTGATATCCTCACTGAGTGGCCGTACCCTTGTAGGGAGTACCCTCTTGGCGTAAAATACCAAGCGGGACAACCTATGGGGGCTTACTCTTCATGGCCTGCTATGGCACTTACTCATCACTATATAGTAAAATTAGCAGCTCTAAGAGTTGGTAAAACCAACTTTTGGAACTACTGTTTACTAGGTGATGATATTGTCATAGCAGATACCTCTGTTGCCAATGAATACACAGCTCTCCTAGGAACCTTAGATATGCCTATCAGTGTCGCAAAGACACACACCAGTAAGAAGGTGTATGAGTTTGCGAAGAGATGGGTTTATCAAGGTGAGGAGGTTACTGCGTTTTCCATTGGCGGTTTACTAGAAAGCTGGCACAAGTACCCATACTTGTACAACTTCTTAGAAAACCAAGAGGCCCATGGATGGCGTCTTCCTAAAGACCGGCACCCGGAGCTGGTCAGGCGATTATATACGTTTATGGGGAAAGGCCGTACTGGCCAAAGTACTCAGAAACTGTATATGATCTTTGGAGCACTTTCAGAGATGAAGAAAGTGGGGGTGTTTAACTCAAGCGGTTACAAAATGCTTGAGCAATACCTCGGCTTCCCAATTCTCCCTGAAGATGAGGCAACTCTTATTACCAATGAGGTGATAAAAGAGGCCCGTATTCAGATGCTCCAGTCTGACATGGAAAGTTATGAAAGTGGATTGTTAGTTGGTTTAACCAACATTAACAATCTATTCTCAAAGAACTTTCCAGGCTTGGACGCTCCAGCATACAGACAACTAAACCGTAGTCATATGCCGCTGATCATGGCGGTAAATGACAAGGTAGATGACTCAATGGATACTCTGTGTTTACTATTTGACCCAGATACCCCAATCGAAATTCTCTTGGGGATCGAAGGTCTTGGTAAATACAGTATATCTAAAGACGTCTTCTTTAACCTACGGGATAGTCGCGCTATACTGCTGGCGTTCAGCCGCCTGGTGAAGATATTCATTAATGGTTGTAAAACCAGAGTGAATAATCGATCTCCAGATAACTAGACACCTATTTGCATAGCGGCTTGTCGTACCTCGTAAGAGGGGTGAAGGTATGAGTACCTTCACCGGGCTGACAAGTCTGTACTCC